GGCTTCGGTTTCGGTGACCCAAAAACTTCGAGGGCTTCGTCTCTGCTCTTGAGTCGTCGGGCTCGTTCTCGGTTCTCGTAGGTGGCTCCTCGACGTGAGTTACATGGTTTACAGGCTGGCACCATGCCGTCCCTCCATGTTCCGCCTCGGTCGGTCTCGATGAGGTGGTCGGCTTCGGTGGCCGGGGCTTTTTTACACCAATGGCAGACCGGGTGGTCTCGTAGGAGTGCGGCTCTGGCTTCTTTGTATTCCTTCGAGTTGTATTCGGGATTCTTGGTCATTGGATTCCGCCTCGACATGAGCATCGGTCGAGGCCGGTAGGGGTGGGGTGCCATCCGGTGCCGTCGCATGATCCACAGATTCGGGGCAGTACTGACTTACGTTTAGAGCCAGTTGTACCAGCTAGGTCTTTCTTCTTAGGTTCTTCTATTAGTGCCTGGTTTACCGACGCCTGGAATCCCGTCTCCGGTGTGGGTAACTGCTGTGGATTCTGTGGATAGTCGTAGACGTAAGTGGCGGTCGACCATCGACCTCGGTCGTCCTGGTGCTTTCGGCGTTGGAGGTAGCCGATCGTCTCTAGTTCGCTGAGAGCGATCCTGACGGCGTCTCGGCCTTCTTGACCGTTGGCGGTAAGCCAGCTGGCGGTCGTTCGCCAATTCTCGGGCATGGATAGGAGGTAGATCAGGATTCCTCGGGCTCTCCACGAAAGCCGCTGGTCTCGAATGATGTCGTTCCCGAGGACGGTGTAATGCTTCTCCGGCCGCTTCGAGCGGACGATCATAGTTCTCCCTCTTCCATGCGGCGGATGGTCTGCCGGGTCTTGCGGAGCTTCTTCGTGACCTTCTCAACTTCATCTTCGAGGCGTTGGACCTCGATCTTGAGTTCGTCTCGTTCTTTCCAGAGCTGATTACGTTCCCGAGCGATTTCCGTCTTGACGTTCTCTAAGTGCTTGTATCTGTCCTCCAGCTCGAAGTATTCGGCCTCCAGGATTCGGGCCGCAATGTCTCGGTTCTTGTATTTCTCTTCGAGCTCCTCGATCCGCTCTTGGGCTCGCATCTGAGCGAGTTCGGCTTCCTTGAGGACGGCGATGAGGTGTTGGTCGTTCACTTGGTGCCTCCTTGTAGGACGATTCGGGCTTCGTTGATGTCGAGGGGCCGCCAGACGTAGACGGTGGCTCCGGCTTTCTTGAGGGTGACGATCCACTTCTCTTGGAACTCGGAGAGGCGGCCGATGGTGGACTTCAGCTCGACGAAGATAACGCCGTGGTCTTTGTGGGCCATTACGAGGTCGGGGAAGCCTTTGTCGCCTTGGAGGGCGGTTCTCCAGCGTCCGGCCTGATTCTGGACTGGCATCGGATGGAAGACCATCCAGCCGAGGTGCTTGGCAAGTTCGACGATCGCCGCTTGAAGCTGGCTTTCTCCGATTCTCATGAGCGGATTAGACATTGGAGCTCCTTGATGTCTCGGAGGGTCGGGTAGTGGACTCGGGAGTACCAGATACCTCTCTGCTCGTAGTGTTCGCCGATGTCGAGGGCGTCTCCGAGGGTGATCCAGCCAATGATCTGGATCGTGGCTTGGCCTCGGTGCCAGACCAGGACGTACGGCGTCGAGGCGTCGTTCTTGAGTTGCTCGACGTGCTTCACAATGAGGTTATTGGAGTAGCTGGTCGTCCGGACTTCGACGTAATCGCCGACGTCTTTACGGTCTCGGCCGTTCGGGCCTTCGCCCGTCCAGGGAAGTCCGAGGTATCTAGCTACGGCGAGCTCTCCTCGGGCTCCTTGAATGTTGTGCGCTAAGTGCTTCTCTCGGTTCTGTCCGGCTTTCATGTAGACATCCGACGAGCTCCTGCGGATGACGTTCGCCATGCGGCTCATCGCTTCGAGGATCGCTCGATCGTCCTCGGCTGGTGTAAGTTTGGTTTGGTACATCATTAGAACGGATCCTCCTCGGTGGCGGTAGCGGTCTTGGCGGCGACGAGCTTGTCGATCTCTCGGGAGGCGTCGAGCTTGGTGTTCGGTGTCGGCCCGGTGTATCCAAGGGCTCGTAGCTTGCCGAGTTGGGCTTTCGTGGGGCCGGTCGGGTCGATCTGTGCTTGGGAGCCGAGAGCGGCTCTCTCCGGGCGTTCTAGGGGCCTCTCCGGGCGTTCTGTTGGTTCACGTCGGGCGTCGACTTCGTTTTGGGAGGCGATGGCCTTGTCGATCCCGAATCCGAGATAGCCCAACGCTCTCCCAAGGGCGGAGGTGTGTCCGACCATCCACTCCGAATCCCGGGTGTATGGGCTTTTACCGGGGAACGGTTCCCAGGCCGAGCCGGTGACGGGCCGAGGGTCGTCCGGTGTGAGGTAGACGGCAACCGAGAACACTAGGAAGATTTGGCCTCCGGCGAACTCGATTATTTGGTGAGGGCATTCGACGACCCGAAGCTCGGGATACTTCTCCAGGGCCATGCGGAGCCGGGTCGGGACATCGACGTAGCCGTCAAGGTATTTATTGGTCATGTGATTCCTCCAGTCGGTGAGGGTTGCGGTTATTCCGCATCATAATCAGCCGGTGTGGCGTGAATACCGCATTCTTCGGCGTTCGGTCTCGGTGAGGCCGCCGTAGATGCCGGGGAGCTCCTTATCGGGGAAGCTCATAGCGAAGTCGAGACAGTCGAGCCGAACGGGACAGTCCCGGCAGAGTGCTCGGGCTTTGAGTGTCTGGTCGTTCCGTCCTCGGTCTTGGAAGAAGAGGGCGATCGGTTGGCCGATACAGGCGGCACGGTGTCGCCACGACATCACCGGGTCAGAGCCCAGGGTCTCCAGGCGTCGCCTCGGGCTTCGGAGTAGAGCCAGATCGCTCGGGCGGCTTGGAGGTTCTTGAGCGGCTCGTAGAGCTCGTCGCATGAGCTGAGGATTCCTTGGGCTTGTAGCCAGCCGGTTTCGTTGTAGCGGTTTGGGCGGCACCATGAGCCGGTGTGGATCTGGAGGAGGCCTCGATCGTCGTCTCTTGACGTTGCCGAGGGAGTACACCTCGACTCTCTGAACATGATCGTCAGGAGCCGGTCGAGGACGAACGGATCTGGCGGCCATCCGGCCTCGACGGCAAGCGGAGCCCATTCCTGGCACGGTGTATCCGGAAAGACGATCGGTGTCGGTGGTTCGGGAGTCGTTGTGGTGGTGGAGCTCGTCGAGCTCGTGGTCGACGGTGCTCCGGTAGTCGATGTGGTGGTGAAGCTGGTCGAAGTCACCGGGGTCGGTGGTTCGACCTCTTCCGGTGAGCTACAAGCGAACATTGCGCCGTAGGTGATACCGGCGATCGCTAGGAATAGCTTGAGGGACATTGGTTTCTCCTTGCCAGTCGGAAGCAGGACGGGAAGGGTCTACCGAGTCGGAGTCGGCGTGTCAATTACTCGTCATCGTCTCGACGTTTGCCGAGGGCTCCTCCGGCGGCGAGGCCGGTGAGAGCTCCGCCGATCGAGAACATGAGCGGTTCCAGAATCTTGAGGAAGGCGGCGTCGTTCGGGGACTGTTCGGAGGGCTGGTAGACGAAGAGAAGGCCGTAGAGGATGGCGATGACGGAGAAGCCGAGAACGCTGGCGAGTGTGAGGATGAGGATCGCTCGGGTTCGAGCTTCGATCTCATCGGCTGTCAGTCGTCGCCGCTTCTTCGGTGTCGGGGAATTGGTCGGTGATGAGCTGTTCGATGCCATAGCGGAGAGCCTCGATGTCGTAGAGGTGGTCAGGTTTTGCCGGACTTGCCGGTAGTTCGATTTCGTACTCGGGAGCTCGGCTTCTTGACTGGCAAGCGGCCAGAGTCAGGATCAGGATCGGGATCGCTAGTGCTTTCATTGGACTCCTTTGGGGCCGTCAGGATGTCCGTGAACGCTTTGTCGACGAGAGTCGGATCGTTAGCCATGTCGGGAGCTAGTTCGACGTGAGTCCACGAACCGCCTCGGCCGATCGTGTTCTTCGTGTAGATGCGCCATCCGGAGAGGATGCCTCCGGTGTCTCTGTCGCATCGGTAAGCGGCTCCGAATCCCTCGGTTGGGATCCATGCGCCGATGTAGTCGTGGAGCTCCTCGATGTGAAGCTCGTCTTTGTGGAGGTAGATGGCCTCGATGATCTTGGCGAGTTGAGCTCGATCGGCTCCAATGTCGCAAGCCCGGCCGGTTTGGTGAACGCTCCTCGCTTGACCGCCCCGGATAGTGCGATTTGCCCAGATTCCGAGATTAGTGGAGCCGGGGAAGAGGAAGCGGATCCAGTCGACGAACCGCTTGGTTCCGGGTCGAGCTCCGGTGGTTAGGTCTCGGTTGCCGGTGTAGGGACGCATCAGGACGGCGGTGTCGGCCAAACGACGGCGGTCGGGTCGGTCGTGTTCGCCGGAAGGTCACGAAGCTCTTGGCGGTAGGCCTTCCATGCGGCCGTCGAGGTCGGTGAATCCGAGAGGACTGTCCAGTCGGAGGCGGCGAGACGGCTATCTCGTTCTGTGCGAATGTTGCGCCAAGCTTCGGTTTCGACTTCGGCGAGTTCTTCGGCGGTGTATGGCCGTTCGGTGGTTTCGCCGGTTGCGAGGTTGATGGTGACGTGGTTCATCAGTTGACTCCGTAGATGCGGTATGAGGCGGTGGTGAGTGTTGAGGCTCCGACGATGCGAACGGTGTCCAAACCGACTGCGCTGGCCTGTTGAAGACAAGCGGTCGACCAGTTGCCGATGTACGACGAGCCGCCAGACGCCTGGAAAGACGCCTGACCAAAGGCGAATTTGGTGTCGTTGGTTGTTGAGGCGTAGTCG